CCGCCGCTGAACTCGGCAAGGAATGATTGTGCGGCGCCTCCTGCGGCTAAAAAACCGCTTAAACCTTGGTTGTCAGCTCCGCATGAACCGGGGGAAGATGAGGTTAAAATTACCAAAAGTTTCAAAATTGATTTTACGGATCCGATTTTTAAGCCATACGCCGCCGCAGATACCACGGTTCGGATCGGGCTTGAAAGCTGGTTAAAGAAAAATAAGCTGGGTTGTTCGGTTGAAAAGAAGTGGTTGTGCAGGCAAATTGTCGCTTTTTCGCGAAATCAAGGAAAGTTAGGTGTTTTAATGAGATCCGAACCGCCGGATTGACCTTTGATTTTGCTTGAAAATATCGGCAAAACGTTGATTTTACGGGGTTTTCTGAATCGATATTGCGCGCGAAAAGAATTTTTACCGGAGGCGGGGCAAGACTGAAACAAGCCTCTGGTGCTTGAAAAGAAAGGGATTATGGATGATTAGAAACATAAAGAGCGTTGAGGATGTAAAGGTCAACCTTGAAAAGTATTTTGAAGTGATGCGCTGGCTTCCTGACATCCAACGTCCTCGCTGCAAAACGACGGATTTTTACCGGGTGGCGGTTCACCCGACCAATGCCGAAGATTTGGAGCATATGCGCCCGGATATTACCAGCCGCGATATTTCGGAGGCATGGTATATTGATGAACATTGGATGATGCCGCCGCTGATTTACCCGAACGAGTATGTCTTTTTGCGAGATTTCCTGTCCAGATTGCCGCGTAAAGAGCTGGCCTATCGCTACAGCCCGAATAAATCTGACCGCAAATATGTTTATCGCTGGGCGGAACGGCTGTTGAAACGGATATTTAATGCTGTGAGAACATTTTGATTTTTTTTGTTTTGTCTAAAGTGCCACACTTTGCCACACTTTCGGATGGGACATTTTTTGATTTTTGTGCTACTGATTTTGCTATAATAGCTTTTTAATATGCGTCCCGGAGTTCTTGCCCTTCGGGATTTTATAGTGGGATAGAGCAGATGGCAGCTCGCTTGGCTCATAACCAAGAGGTCGGAGGTTCAAGTCCTTCTCCCGCAACCAAGGCGAAAGAGAGCAATCCGGGATAATCTCTTGCGAAAAGCCTAGCCCGGCGGATGTTTTGAAAGGTATGCGACCGATTGAGCTGTAACCTTGGCGAGAATTCCGCCTGCTTGCCCTTAGGAAACAAGAACGGCGCTTTTTTAGATTTGTGCGATAACAAACCTTTTTTTATGACGTCTTTTCTTTGTAGATTTGTAATGCCGAAAACGTTTAACTCCAATACTGAGAACAAGGAAGAATGGTTAACACCGCCATATATTTTGGAAGCGCTGGGCAGGTTTGATTTGGATCCGTGTGCGCCGGCGATTCGGCCATGGGATATGGCGCACGTTCATTATTGCAAAGAACAGGACGGCTTTTCGCAAGAATGGTTCGGACGGGTTTGGTGTAATCCGCCATATGGCCGGCAGACTTTTGAATGGCTCAAACGTCTGGCCGAACATAAAAACGGCACCGCGCTGATATTTGCCCGAACCGAAACAAAGGGCTTTCATGCAGAGGTTTGGAGCAAAGCTCATTCGGTTTTCTTTTTTCAGGGGCGGTTAAAATTTCATTTTCCTGATGGAACACAGGGAGACTGCGCTAATGCGCCGAGCTGCTTGGTTTCTTATAATTATGAAAATACCGAGGCAATCAGAAAATCAGGATTAAATGGCAAATTGATAATTCTTTAAATTTTGGGGTTGGCAATGGTTAAGACAAAAAAAGAAAAAGCTGCGGCCACTGTTCAGCCGGAAAAGAAAAAGGCCGAACCGGCGGAAATGACAAGCGAGCAGGCTTTTGTTGATAAGTTTCATTTGCTGTGTAAAGGCGGCCGCCCGCCGGCTTTTAAGTCTGCGGAAGAAATGGCAGAAAAAGCAACGGCTTATTTCACGGAAAAAGAAAATGCCATTATTTTCTACACCAAAGACGGTATTCCGATTTACGGACAAGGGTCAATCAGCGTGAAGGGTGTATGCGATTATATGGGTATTACCAACCAGACCCTGAACGAATACGGCAAGAAGAAAGAATATGAATATACCGTTACTCGAATCAAACAGATTTGCGAGGTTTATTTAATTGATAGGTGCAATCTGAGCAAAGACCACAAAGCCGACTGGATCCTGCAAAACTGCTTTGACGGCTGGAAAACAGAAACAACAACCAAACTTATCAATGACGAGCCAACGGCAGAGCGGCTTAAGAAGTTTTTAACCAAAAAGAAAAAAGGCAGTAAAACAGCCAAAAAATAAGGATGAGAAATGAACAACGAGTATGAAGAGCAATTGGCCGAGGCTATGGCCGAATGTTCCGACGACCCGTATGCCTTTGTTATGCTGGCTTTTCCGTGGGGCGAAGGACCGCTGGAGAACCAAAAGCCGGAAGAATGGCAAGTTCAGATACTCAAAGATATTAGAGATAAATTATTAACTGTTGAAGAGGCGTTGAAGTTTGCCGTAGCGTCCGGCCATGGTATCGGTAAATCGGCATTAGTGGCATGGTTGGTTTTGTGGGCGTTGTGCACTTTTCCCGAAACGAGAGGAATTGTAACGGCTAATACTGATACGCAGCTTCGCAATAAAACTTGGCCCGAAGTTCGGAAATGGTATAACCGTTGTATTTGTAAACACTGGTTTGAAATGACCGCAACCAGTATATTTTCGGCAGATGAGCGATATAAGCAATCGTGGCGTATTGATTTAATTCCGTGGAGCAAGCACAATCCCGACGCTTTTGCCGGTTTGCACAACCAAGGCAAGCGGATTCTGGTGGTTTTTGACGAGGCGTCGCAGATCTGGGATAAGATTTGGGAGGTTACAGAAGGTGCTTTAACCGATCAAGGCACGCAAATTTTGTGGGTGGTTTTCGGAAACCCGACCCAAAACACCGGTAATTTTTATGAATGTTTCCATAAAAATCGGAATTATTGGAACGCAAGGCAGATTGACAGCCGAACGGTCAGCTTTACCAATAAGAAGCAGATTGCGATATGGCTTGAGCAATACGGCGAGGATTCGGATTTCTTCAAAGTCCGTGTCCGCGGCGTGTTTCCGTCGGCATCTTCCAATCAGATGTTCAGCGAGGCTTTAATTAAGGCCGCGCAGGAACGGGAAAGCTTTGATGATCAGTTTGAACCGTTGCTGATGATGGTTGATGTCAGCCGTTTCGGCGACGACCAGAGCGTTGTCCGTTTCCGTCAGGGACGCAATGCCCGGGATTTTCCTGTACATAAGTTTGAGAAACTGCGGCTGCCGGTTCTGGCCCGTGAAGTTGCTAAACTGGCGGACTTCTACAAGCCGGATGCAATTTTTATTGACGGCGGCGGTGTCGGCGGCGGGTGTGTCGATGAGCTGACTTTGATGGGCTATCCGGTGATTGAAGTAACGTTCGGCGAACGCGACACTCTGGATCAGCCGGACCGCTATGTCAACAAGCGCGCGGAAATGTACGACGCTTTGCACGAATGGATGACAAAAGGCGGCGCAATCGATGATGATGAGGATTTGAAAAATGACTTAACAGCTATTCAGTATTTTTTCAAAGACAGCAAAAAGCAGCTGATGTCCAAAGAAGACATGAAGGCCTGCGGACTGCCGTCACCGGATGATGCGGACGCGCTGGCGATGTCTTTTTATTGTCCGGTTCAGAAAAAAAACAGGGGGAGCGGAGAAAGCTCCCCTTATTCGTATCAACAGCAACAGTCTGAAAGTTATGACTGGAGCAAACTTTAAGGAGAACGGAAATGTGCGGTGGTGATGTGGGTGATTGGGTTGACAGTGCAGTATCGGCGGCGACGTTGGGTACGGTCAAGCTTAAAGGTTCTAAGCCCAAGACGGTGATTTCCCCGTCAACATACAGCAATAACCCCAAGGAAGCTGACGAAAAAGCGGTTGCAGCCCGGGAAGACACCAAAAAGAAAGCGCAGCAGATGCTGGGGCGTAAATCTACGATTTTAACCGGTTCTGAAGGGCTAACCTCTCAGGCACAGACAATAAAGAAAACACTTTTGGGAAATTAGAATGATTGACAGAAGAAAACTGCGGCAAAAGTTGGACCGGATTCATACGACTTTATACGATGAATATAAAGACTGGGAGCCGGGATGGAAGAAAGTGGCGGAACTGTCCCGTTCTTTTCGGGGAAAATTCTTTAATGAAACAAATAAGCAGTTTTTGCGCCGCAGCGACGATGTTGTCGACAATATTCTTAATGATTGCGCCAATGTTCTGGCTGCCGGTCTGCAATCCGGTCTGACAAACCCGACAACCCGTTGGTTTAAATTTAAGCTGCGAGATGCCGACCTGATGGAATTTAAGCCGGTTAAAGAATGGCTGTATCAGGTGGAAAACATTATTTTTGAAATTTTGCTGAAATCGAACTTTTATAAGCTTTCTCCCCTCGCATACAAGGAAATGGGGCTTTTCGGCCAGCCTTGTATGCTGCAGGAGGAAAATGTACGGACAATTACGCATTTTCATCTGTTTACCATTGGCGAATATATGCTGGCGGCTGATGACAATGACGTCCTTGACACTTTTGTGCATCCGTTTTCGATGACAGTTCATCAACTGGTTTCCAAGTTTGGTTATGATAATTTGCCGAAAACAATCCGGCAGTCTTATGACAACAACCAAATTCTGGTTCGGCATAATGTTATTCATGAGATTATGCCGAATTTTATGATGAATAAAGGCAAAATGGACGCTAAAAACAAACCTTACCTTTCTGTTTATTATTTGCAGGATTTTCGGGAAGACGACGGAATATTGCGGATTTCCGGTTTTGACGGTTTTCCGGTGCGGGCACCGCGCTGGGAGCCTTTGAGCGGCGAAGTTTATGCGATCGCGCCGGCCATGAACGGAATGGGAATGTCAAAATCTCTGCAAAAGTGGCATCTGTCGCGGCATTTTGGTGTTGATATGCAGCTCAAACCGCCGGTAAACGTGCCGTCCGATATGTATGACAACGGCAAAAAGCCAAGTCTGATTCCCGGCGGCATAAATCCTTATAATTCCCGCAAAGGCGAAAATAAAGTAACCCCGACAATGAATGTCAATATTGACCTGTCGGGGATTAATTTATCTATTGCCGACGCTAAAAATGACATCAAAACCGCAATGCTCTATAATCTGTTTACGGCGGTTTTGAACTCAGACAAGCGGATGACGGCAACCGAGGTTGAAAAAGTCAGCAGCGAACAGATGGTACAGCTGGGGCCGGTACTGAACAACATCACCGGAGAATTTTTGTCGCCGACAATTACGACCACTTATGACTATGCTTATAAAATGGGAGCATTGCCGCCTTGTCCTCCCGAATTGGAAGGCATGGAGCTGGGAATCGAGTATATTTCGACTTTGGCAATGGCTCAGAAATCGGTTGAACTCTCGGCAGAGCTTGACTTTACGCAATTTGTCGGCATGGTTTCTTCTTATGAACCGAACGCGAAGAAGAAACTCAATGTTTATGAATTGATTGACGATTATGCCGATAAACGCGGTGTTAATCCGAAAATTGTCAATTCTAATGATGAAGTTGCGGAAATGGATAAGGCTGAGGCGGCTCAACAGCAGCAAGCCCAGCAGCTGGCAATGGCTCAGCAAATGCTTGAAGGAGCTAAAACCCTTCATGATATGTCGTCAACTCCGGCCGGCAGAGGTGTTTGATGTTTTTTGAAAATGAAGATGAACAAAAAGCACCTTCTCCGGCGGAACAGGAATATCGGAATTTTCTTGATGATTTGCGGGAAGTGACCCAAGCCCCGGCCGGAAAGCGGGTGTTTTGGAAACTTTTGGAATATACCGATGTTCACGGCAGCAGTTTTGATACAAATCCTCAAGTTATGAGTTTTAACGAAGGCCGGCGGGATGTCGGCCTTTGGATTGAAAAGCAGCTTGAACAGATTGAACCTGATTTAATTTATCAAATAGCAAAGGAGAAAATAAATGTCAGATCCGACAGGTAATGCCGCAGCCGGTACCGCTGCGCAAACCCAGACTAGTGAAAACGCGGAAGAGAAATCCTTGGCGTTTTCTTCTATGGAAAATCCGGGCGAAGAGGAAAAGACAGACGCTCAGAAGAGCGACAAAACCGAGGGAACAGAGGGAAATTCCGAAAATGAAGGCTCTTCCGACAAAGATAAACAAAACGAACCGGAGACCGAAGAGGAAGTTGACTACAGCCAGATTAAATGCCCGGACGGGTTTGAACTGGACAAAGACATTATGGACCATGTTTCCCCGGTTCTGAAAGAACTGAAATGCTCCAAAGAAAATGCCGAAAAAATCGTCGCTGCCGGCGCAGAGATTTTTAACAAAGCCATTCAGGGACAAGCCGAAGCCTTTGCCAAGAAGGTCGACGAATGGGAGAAAGAAGTCCGGGCTGATGAGGTTTTGGGCAAAGATGAAAATATTGCAATCGCCAATCGGGCCGTTTTGGAGTTCGGCGACGAGCGGCTGACTAAGGAAATTATAGAAGCCGGGTTGGGAAACCATCCGGCTTTTGTAAGGTTTTGCTACAAAGTCGGCAAAGCCATTTGTGAAGACCAGATCGTGAATGCGACCGGGTCGGCAAAAGCATCTAATCGCAATGAGCTTGGCGAACCGATGCTTCAATTCAAGGATATGGATTAACTTTTATTGATGAAAGGTTAAAATATGGCTACAAAATTAGTTAACAAGCTGTCGTTGCTTGAGCTTGCCAATCGCATTGCGCCGAACGGTGACATGGCAACGATTGTCGAGGTAATGTCTCAGGAAAATCCGATTTTGCAGGATATTCCGTTTATTGAGGCAAACGGCGGGTCTGTTCATAAGGACACTATCCGCACTTTTGTTCCGAAAGGCGAAAAACGTCAGTTTGACAAAGGTGTCGGTATTTCGGGAACCAAAACCGAACCGATTACCTTCAATATCGCCATGTACGAAAATTATTCACGGGTTGATAGGGACAAATGTAAAATTGCTCCCAATCCCAAACAGTTTCGTATGGACGAGGCTAAGGGCATTATTGAAGGGTTGTCGCAGACGATGGCCGAAGCTATCTTTTACGGCAATTCAAAAATAGCCCCTGATGAGTCTGACGGTTTGGCCGTTATCTGCGGCAAAATTGACGGCCGTCGCGTGATTAATGCCGGCGGTACCGGCGACAATCTGACATCTATCTATATTGTGCAATGGGATAAGGTTGAAGCCAAAGGCATTTATCCGCGCGGCTCAGCAACCGGCGGTATCGTGCATGACGATTTGGGCGAAGATACTGTAACCGATGAAAACGGCAAATCGTATCAGGCCTACGTCGATCATTTCCAATGCCATATGGGGCTTGGTATTACCAACCCGAAACGGGTTGCCCGAATCTGCAATATTCCGGTTGACCCGGCAGAAGGCGAGAAAATCAATCTTTCTAAGATGATTATCCGCGCTCTGAACAATATGAAGCAGCAGGGCAAAGGCGCTGTCATCTACGGAAATGCAACTGCCGTCAATCTTTTGGACATTGAGGCGCTGAACAAGGCGACTGTTCAGCTGGAAGATGCATTCGGTATGCCTGTTACGCAGTTCAGACCCGGCAACCCGATCAGGCTTTGTGAGGCCATTCTGGATTCGGAAGAACAGGTTGCCTAAACAAAACAAGGCGGGGCTGAAATCATCAGCCCCTTTTTTATAACTCTAATTAAGGAAAAAACATATGCGAGACAGTTTGTTGGTATATGCCGATAAGATGGAACCGCGGGCAACCGGGGCCTCTGAATCGGATGTAATCGATTTTGGCAAAGGTCGGTCGGATTACGGAAAATCAGTACCGAGCAACTTTTTTCAGGTTCGTGTGACCGAAGCTTTTGCCTCTGGCGGCGCTGGTACGTTGAAAGTGGAATTAAAACACTCGGACGACGGAAGCGATTTTTCAACCGCTATTGCAACGCAAAATGTCGCTTTGTCAGACTTGACCGTTGGTGCATTGCTTATCAGCCAGCCGCTGCCGGTCGGCTTTAAGCGTTATTCTAAGGTTGTGGCAACGGTCGGAACGGCAGCAATGACCGCCGGTGCCGTTACCGCTTGGGTTGGCGAGAGAATGGAGGCTTAATGCAATGGCAAATAAAAGATATGTCTGCGCTCAGGCCTGCCAGTTGGGCGGCAAGCGTTATGAAGTCGGCGAACCTTTGGCCGACGGTGTTGAGCCGAACAGCCATTTTCGTGATACCAAAACCGGGGAAATGGTAAAATCCAAACAACCGGAGCCGGTAGCGATTCCAGCCGCTGAAAATCAGGAAGCAGCGGAAATTAAGGCACAGTTTGAGGATTTTAAAACTCTGGTCGGTGAACACCTGGCTAAGTTTGACAAACGGATTTCCGTTTTGGAAAAGGCTGTGGCGAAAAAGGCCGAAGCCGAATTAAAAACAAAATCCAAAGGTAAAGTCAAAGAACCTCAAGAATCCGAACAAACAGAGGGAAAGAGCGATGTTCAGGGCGATGATGAACAGTCATCAAGTCCCGCCCCGGATGCTCCGCTCAATAATTAACTTAACAAAAGGCGCTTGAATATCAGGCGCCTTTTTTCTTTCAGGAACAGGACATGGCAGATAAGACAACAATTTGTAATCAGGCGCTTGGTTTGATTTCCAACGGGGAGATTGTTGAAATTTCAGGAACGGATCCGCGAGCGCGAAAATGCCAACTGTATTTTGACACGCAGGCAGAACTGGCTTTGGCATATTATAACTGGTCTTTTGCCCGCAGAATGAAGTCTGCGGCGATGTCTGCCGAAACTTATGAGGGTTTTAAATATTGCTATGTCTTTCCTTATGAAGCAATTACGGTTTGGCAATTTTACGATGAGGACGGTAATTTACTTGATTTATCGGGGAACGCTAAGATCATTATTTCCGAAAACGAAGCCAGCCGCCTGATTCTTTCAAATTTTAAGATTTCAAAGTTTGTTTACACACTCAAGTTGCTGAATACGGAAATGTGGCCAGCAGGATTCGTGGAAGCTTTTAATTATCTGCTGGCGGGAAAGATTTGCGAGGCTATTCCGGCTCTGAAAAAAGAGGCGCAGAGCAAATACGAAACTTATGCCTCGTTAATTGAGATGGCAAAAAGTTACGATATCGAGAATGAACTCAAATTCTATGATAAGAATTTATATGAAAACTACAAAGTTTATGACGGGGGAATTTTTTAATGGAGCTGGCACAGGTTTCTTTTAATGCCGGAGAAATCAGCCCGGCTTTGTATGCACGCACCAATTTGGAAAAATACACTTCGGCCGCCAAACTACTGCTGAATTTTTATGTCAAAAAAGAAGGCGGTTTGGATAAACGACCCGGTTCGTATTATGTCGGTACGGTACAAAACAACGGTTATCCGTCCCGTTTACGCCGCTTTCAGTTCTCTCAAGACCAAGGTTATGCGTTGGAGTTTGGTAATAAAATATTAAGAATTATCAGCGAAGGCGGCATTGTGGCGGCAAAAGACAGTCAAACGCCTTATGAATTGACAACGCCATACGATATTGAAGAAGTCTGGCAGATGAAGTTTGAACAATCGGCAGATGTGGTATTCATTACGCATCCTCTCCATGTTCCCCGGATGTTAAAACGCTATGATCATAATCATTGGGAATTTGAAGATATGGTCTTTGTTCCCAAAACCTCAACTCCGGCTAATTTCAAGGCGACCGGATCCGGTACCGGGCATACATATAAATATAAAGTGACGGCGATTGACGACAAACTGGGAGAAGAAAGCCTGCCGGCCGCGGTAGAGGTTGAAAACGGCGAACTCTCCAATCAGAACAAAATTACCTTAACATGGGACACGGTTGCCGGATGTACGAAATATAATGTCTACCGGCTGTATTCCGGTATGTACGGATGGATTTCGACCGTAGTCACCGATGAGGGCGCCGGGACAGCAAGCATGGTTGATGAAAATTCCGAATTAGACTATAATACGACGCCGCCGACAAAACGGAATCCTTTTGACGGCGAAAATAAATATCCTTCCGTTTGCGGTATTCAGGAACAACGTATGGCCATGGGAGCGACGCTGGAAGATTTTGAATTGGTTGAGGCGTCCCGTTCCGGCTGCTATAACAATTTCACCATGTCAAATCCGATTCAAGATAATGATGCAATTTCAGTGCGGGCAACCGGCAAGCAGGTTAATACAATATATCATTTTATATCGCTTAACGATTTGTTGATGACGACCAGCAACGGCGTCTGGAAGCTGATGCCGGGCGAAACCGGCTATCTTTCGGGAAAAGATCCGAAAATAAAGCAGCAGAATACCTGGCCCTGCGATAATATTGAACCGCTGATTATCGGCAATCAGGCTTTGTTTTTCAGCGACGGACATATTCGGACGCTGGGGTATTCTTTGGCCAGCGACGGTTATGATGGCGAAGATATCTGCATTTTTGCCACGCATTTGTTTGATGGGCGTAATGTGGTTGACTGGGGCTATTGTTCAAGCAAATATCAGGTCTGGATTGTCTTTGACGATGGTCAGGCCGCAATCCTGACCTATATAAAAGAGCATCAGTTGGTGGCCTTTACCCGTTATGTGACGGATGGGTGGATTGAAAGTATCTGCCCGGTCAAGGAAGCCAGCGGTGAAAATCTGTATGCGGTGGTGGTTCGCGAAGTCAACGGAGAAGGAAAACGCGGTATTGAGCGGTTTATTTTAAATCAAGATATCACTTCAAAGGATTCGGATTACCTTTTTATGGATTGTGCCAGCGAATTGATTTCTGAAACGGAAGTTTCTAAGGTTTCGGGAATTGATTATTTGGAAGGACGAAATGTCGCTGTGATGGTTGACGGCGGTTATCAGGGATTGAAAACCGTTAAAAACGGCACAATCAATCTGGATATTCCCGGAAAGCACGTTAAAGTCGGGCTGCCTTATGCGGCAATGCTGCGGACGCTTAGCGTTGATTATCCGACAGAATCGTCTTCAACATCAATCGGTACCAAAAAAAGAGTCAACGGGGTTAAAATTCTGGTGGAAAATTCCGGTATGTTTAAAGTGGCAGCAGTTGATGAAAATATGCTTAATTATTCGGAAACATCGCTAAACTATCAAAAATATGGTGAAGCATACGATTTGATTAATGGCTATAAGCATATTGATTTGGTAGGCGGTTATAATAACAGCGGGGAAATTGTTGTTATCTCAGAAGACCCGGTACCATTGACAATCAATGCCGTCATTGCCGAGGTGTCGCATGGAGGTTAAATGGCGATTTGCTAAAAAGGCTGATATTACGGCAGTTGCGGCAGAAATGCGCGACATTGATCGTAAAGAACTTGACTTGGCTGGTGGATGGAAGCCTCTTGAAGCGCTGCAGCGCAGCTTTGAAACCTCAGAATATTGCCGTTGCATTGAGTTAGACGACCAACCGGTTGCATTATTCGGCGTTCGCCGGCCGTTTCTTTTGAGCAGTAAGGGTCTGATTTGGCTTTTGGGCGCAAAAGATTTAGCAAAAATGAAAAAAAGCTTCGTCGAAAATTCAATGAAATATGTCAATGAAGGTTTCAAATATGCCGACTGTTTGGAGAATTATGTCTGGATCGATAACAAACTCTCAATTCGCTGGCTGAAATGGTGCGGTTTCAAATTTGATGAACCTCGACCATACGGTTTGAAAAAAGCATTGTTTTTACATTTTTATAAGGAGAAAGAGAATGTGTGAACCAATGACCGCCGCTTTGACTTTGGCTGCCATCGGTACCGGAATGCAGGCTTATGGTACATATCAGGAAGGAAAAGCCGAAAGTCAGGCTAATAAATATAATGCCGAGATTATGCGGCAGAAAGCCAAAGACGCTGCCGAGGCCGGAGAAAAAGAGAAACAAAAGGCCGCTTTAGAAAATAAACAGTTGCTCGGCCGGCAGATGGCGCAACTGGCAGCGAACGGCGTGGATCTGACTTCCGACAGTCCGCTGGAGATTTTTCAACAGACTGCCGAATGGGGTGAGCGCGACCGACAGGAAATCAGCGATAACACGGCCCGCGAGGTCTGGGGATATAATACACAGGCTAACTTATATGATGCCGCGGCCAAGAACGCCAAGCTCGCCGGAAAAATCGGCGCTTTTTCTACTTTGCTTAATGGTAGCGCCAATTTGCTGTTTAAGGGGAATGATGCCGGATTGTTTGGTAACAAACCCGCGGGGAAAGGTTGGAAAAAAATAGGAAGCGGTGCATACACAAGAGGCGGTGGGTCTTCATCTGCAACAGTAAATGGGAAATATCAAGGTTCAACGACGTGGTAACTTTTAGGATGTAAACAAAATATCTATTGACTTTTAAATGTGTTTGTATTATATTGTATATACAAAGTAATACAAAGGAGGGGTAATGAGTAGTATTATACAAACGAGAATTGATGACAAAAGCAAGGCTGAGGCTGAGGCAATTTTTCGCCAGATGGGAATGAGCCTAAGCGATGGCATACGAATATTTATTTATCAGGTATTAAACGAAAGGGCTTTGCCTTTTCAGCCGCGAGTTCCTGTATTCAGGGACGAAGTTATTGAAGCCGCTCAGCGGGCACGGGATTATATTGACGGCAAAAATCGTGAAAACTTTAAGAAGTTTGAAACCGTTGATGATGCAATGGCTGATTTGTTGAGCGAGGAAGACTAATGCTAAAAATTGTCTACGATAACTTTTTTAAGAGACAGCTTAAAAGTTGTCAGAAAAAACGCTATAATATGCAAACGTTTCAGACGGTTTTAGGGCTTTTGTCGCAAGAAGAGGTTTTGCCAGCAAAATATAAAGACCATGCTTTAATTGGTAATCTGAAAGGATGCCGGGAATGCCATATTGAACCGGATTGGCTGCTTATTTATCAGACGACAGAAGATGAGCTGATTTTAATCGCAACCGGGGCGCATGACGACCTATTTAAATAGAGTAACAAGTCAGATTAATATTGACATTTTTAATAAAAATTGTCATATAAATACCAACAGACCCGCTAGGCCTCTCGTCGATTTTGTTTTACAAATGAGATGATGCACAATTAGCGGGTATACTTTTATATGGATAAAAATAAATATTGCAAATTTGAAATAATATTTTAATATAAATTTCACTTGAAGTAATGTATCACGGTGATATATAATGAATGAAGAAGATAAGATAAAAGACTTATCATATATTACGGGCGTAGTTAATACGATGGGCCGTGATGATGATTTGGATTTGTGGTACACTCGTCATTGTATTGAACGGCAAAGAGAAAGAGGAATAACTACCCTTGATATTATCAATGTGTTGAAGTATGGGCGTGTTGTTGAATATATCGGTAAAGCAACACATCCAACGAGTAATAAAATACATAAGTATAAAGTAACAGGAGAATATCTGGGGAATAATGCTTCTATTCGAGAAATCAGTTTGATTTTGTTGATTGAAGTTGATAGGTTTAAGAACCCGGCAATAAAAATACAAAAAGTAATAACAGCAATGTGGGAAGATATAAAATGAGTAATAAAAATTTATTAGAGCCCTATCACTATACAGAGTGTGGTTTGGATAATGTTTACCTTTATAATATCCCGGTTGTTAAGGATGTTGAAGGCGAAGAAGTTATTTGCATTCCAAAAGTAAATAAGCTGCATAAGATTATTGCAGAAGGTATTGTGTATAAAAAGGGAGCTTTAGCCGCCAAGGAGATTCGTTTTTTGCGAATTCAGATTGGATTTACTCAAGAAGATTTTGCAGCTCTTTTGGGGAAAAACGGTTTGAGTTTGGGCCGGTGGGAGAGGAATGAAACCAAGCCCGATACCACGACTGACATTTTAATAAGAATGGTTGCCGTTAAATATTTAGACTTGAAGGATGTTGATGTTGAAGCTTTGTCTGGCATGAGCCAAATGCAAGGTGTTAATGACAATATCAATATAGATGGTTATAAGAATGAATATCGTTTAATGGATTGTTGCGCTTAATAGTAATAATATGAATTAATAAAGCTCCGCTTATGCGGGGCTTTTTTTATGGAGTGAGAAGTATGGTTGATACCCGAACCGGAACAATTGTTGTTCGTTCAAGAATGCCGGCGCCGTTAGCCAATGCCGCATCTTTCGGCGGCGGCGTTGCAAGAGCTGCACAGCAAGCCGGCAATGTAATGTACAGAACCGGTTTAATGATTGAGGACGAGGCAGACAAGCAGGCTCAAAAAGATGCCGTCAACCGAGGAATGGAATGGGAAAGCCAGTATGAAAAACTGCGGCGGGAAAAGGTTAACAGCGATATTTTGACCCGCAAAGGCAAGCAAGCGCTGGGAGCAACCGCCGAATGGGAAAAGGCTGCCGATGAATGGTATCAGAAAACGTTGAAAGAAGTCAGCAACGATTATGAACGGCAGGGTTTGAACAATATGTACAAACCGCCGCAATTCAGCTACGTTGGACACTTTAAGCCGTTTTGAAGCTCAGGAGAAAGAGCGATATTTTGACGAGAATACGACTTTTCGCATCAAATCAGCCATAGAGGATAGTTTGGCGAATTATGAAGCATCGGATTTGGTGGAGCAATCTTTTAATTCGGGGCTGGCCGCTCTTAAAATCAATTATGCCGGCCGCGGAGAAATTCTGGATGCTAAAATCAAAGAATATAAAGATAGCTTTTATAATGCTCAGGTTATGAAACGAGCCGACACGGATGTCGATTCTGCCATAACATATTTTGAAGATAATAAAAACAAGTTTTCCGAAACTACAAAATCGGCATTATCTGCGGTATTGAAGAAAAGAAAAGGCGAACAGGAAGAGCATTTGAAGAAAGAAGTCGAAAAAGAGGCAATGCTCTGCATCTACGGGGATTCTGAAAGTTGCAACAATCTGTTGGACAAAGCCCGCAGCGAAAAAATGTCTTTGGCCGAAATTGAAGCAGCCATGCCGGCAACAGCAGGAACCAGCTTCAAAAACTTGATTTATCGGATGCAGGGATATAAAACCGGTCCGAATAAACTTGATAACATGGAACAATTAGCGCTCAGGCAAAAAATTTATGAAGGTATTGGGGCGGTAACATCAAATAAGGAAGCCAAAATTGAAGACTTCAAGGAAATACAAGATTTAATTTATGAAGGAATTGATAAAAAAGCACTTGAAGAAAGCGAGGGTGGCCGACTTTTGAATAACATATCAGCTCCCTTAATGAAAGTGTGGAAAGAAAAAATTGATAAATACAGCGATAATGCTTGGTTTGAAGAGGACTTAGGCACAAATGGCATTAATGATTGGCTGAAAAAAAATTATTTGATTGGAAATGATGTTATCAAAAAAGAAACAAAAGAACGGCGCCCGATATTCGAGGCGGCAAATGCCAGAGTAAAAACAGAGGCATACCAGCTCTATTATGACAACTTACAGGATATTGTAGATGAAACAAAGGAGCTGAATACGGTGGCCGACATTCTTAAGCTGAAAGAAAATGACCGGCGCCGGATTTATTCTGAAGCTCAGGAACGGGTAAAGCGGGAATTTGCGGTGCGTCGTTATCAGTCTTTGCGTAATCAATCCGCCAATCCGACTTATATTTTGGATGATCGGGACGGAATGGTACAGATTTCCGTCCGGCCGGAACAAAAGGCGGTCGGAAAGCCACTAACCGAAAACAGAGTTGTAAAAGTAGCTTATGACAAGACTAACGGCAAATACGGATTAGTTATGAACGACGGCACCATTAAAGAAGTCAGTCGGGAAGTTTATCAAACCTATGGGGGAAAAAATTAATGTCTTGGGAATTTGAAGAAATCAGCGAAAATCAGGCATTGTTGCAGAATGATAGTGCGGCACCGCAATGGGAATTTGAAGACGTAAACATTCCGGCACAAACTGTTCTTGATAATACGGACGGGGAGGTTTATGCCGTTCCGGTCAGTTTTGATGAGACTGATACCCGTTTTGCAATCGCGACCCAGTCCAAAGGCGAAAATAAAGCAGATTTTTTCGGAAAAATTAAGGCAATATATCCTGTTATACCTTTTCCCTCTGCATTGGCAGCATCATTGGGTTTATCAATGGCGGAAGACGTGAGAGAAAAAGGAGTAAGACAAGCCGTAAATGAGTGGGGCGAAAATATCGAACATTCTATCCAAAGCGCAGAACGCGGAATTATCGGACATCTGGGGAGCGCAACCGATACCGCGTTGCATGCGATGTATCATGTGCCGGAAAAGGCAAGGATGCAGGAAGAGGTCAAACAAGGGAACTTTTCGCGCTGGGGAGAAAATCTCAGTGAAGCGGAAAAACAGAGAATCGCCGATAAAGTGAAGGAGGCAAACCGTTGGATTGCCGAATTGCGTGCAAAAAACAAAGCTTTTTGGGACAAGGGGAAAGAGATTTTACGCCCGGAAGCCGAAATGGGCAGTACTGACCGTTTTTTTGAAGCTTTGGGCGGCTCCTCCGTATCTGTCGGTGAAGCTGTTGTGGCAACAATGGCGACTAAAAATCCCACCGTAGCGGCAGGTTTAATAGGCAGTTTGTACGGCAGGATGCGTTATACCGAATATTTTGATAAAGCCCGGGAAGCCGGGATGGATATTGATGAAGCCGATTTTAATGCTACGGTTGCCGGAACAATTGAGGGCGGCATTGAATTAGCCGGCGAACGCCTGTTAATGGGAATTGCCAAAATCAGGCCTATTCGGGATTTGGGGAAACGCGTTATCAATTCTGCTGCAGTTAAGGCGGCGCAAAGCGCAATCGGAAGATCCGCCATAAAGAAAATAGGCAGCCGGCATCCAAACAGCATCTTTGTCCAGTCTCTTAAGGGATTTGCTGCGGAAGGGGGTGAAGAGGCCGCGCAAACTTATCTTGGCATGCAATTTGAAAACGTGACAGACGTAGCAGACTATTCGGACGATGAGATATTGAGCGATACATTGTTTTCTCTGGTCGTCGGCGGTCTGACCGGTTCCGGTACCGCGGTCATCGGCACCAGCATTTATAATAATCGCAGCCGTGCCGTTAACAGTAAAATTAAAAAAATACTGGAAACTGAAACTCCGGAACTGACGCCGCAGGAGAGTCAGGTAATGGCGGATGCCGTTCAGGAAATGCTTTTTCAGGAAACAGGACTGTATATTCAGGAGATGAACCGCGTTCTGCAAAAAGAACTTGATTCTGACGTTAATCCCGAGGGGCTTGATATTGCAAGCCTGACCAAACAAACCCGCAAAATCTTAAAGGAAAAATACCAAATGAGCGATGAGGAGATTGACAAGACAATCAAGGCATCATTGGGAATGATTGACGCCCGCAATCAGTTTAACGGAGCTTACAACAGTTTTTTTGAGGGATTAACAGCGGCCGGTCGCTCCGGGAAGTATGCCGATGCTGAGGCGCGGATATTGGCGGCAAGGGCAACGACTTTGGCCAGAGCGGAAGGGAAGGACGTTAAAAACGTGCTTGACCGCTGGAAGCTGCGCTTTCAACAGGAAAATTTTGCCAATCTGCCGCAAAATGAAAACGTACGGGAACAGGCAATGTATAAGAGCAAACTGCCCGATTTCGGCGCTTTTTATGACGACATAATCAAAAACGAAAACGCCAAAGACCGCTATTTTAGCGAGGATATTAACGGGGTGGGGTTGGATATTCCAAGAAATACAATTTTTCATGATAATAACAAGCATGATTTGTCCAAGGATGAATGGCTGGGAATACTTGATGCCATGCGCAATGGCGGAATAAAAGATGCTGATTTGGGCGACAAAACCGTGATGAACGGTGTTCCGGTCAAAATGGTGGTTGATGTTAACGGCATTGATTACGGAGTGGTTTTTGAACGGATGAGGAATGGTCGGAATCTTGTGCAGACGGCTTTCAAACTAGATAATAAAAACTGGATGCAAAAAAGAACGCCCGGATGGTCACCATTTACCCATGACCTTACAGTAGTTTCTCCGGGTCGTTCTCTATCTGATATTATAGCAGTTTTGGATGAAAATGTCAATAAACCTGTGGCGCAGAACGGGCAAAATCCACGCGGAGCATATCAGCGAAGCAATCAGGAAAGTATCATTTACTTGTTTGAAAATGCCGATGCCTCAACCGTTATTCACGAGTTAGGGCATTTCTTTTTGGACGATATGCGCCGTTTTTCGGACAATGAGGCTACCAAAGCACAACTGGATGCCATATATAGATATGTTGGTTCGACTGACGGCAAACTGACCGAAGAACAGCACGAGTATTTTGCCAATTCTTTTGAAGTCTATCTGTTGGATGGTCGAGCGCCGAATACGCTTTTGGGCAAAGTGTTTGCTCGTTTCCGCAAATGGATTGGCGGCATTTGGTCAGAAGTGCGCCGTTTAGACGGTATAAAACTCAATGACGGCATTCGCAAGATTTTTGATGATATGCTGGGCGGGCGTTCTCTTGATTTTACAATGCAGATTTCCGGGCAGAAAATGGCGGAATCTCTTGAGAGCGGCATAATTGCGCCTAATGTTGTCAGTAAAGCAATCCGCCTTTTGGATGAAGGCAAAATGAGCCGCGCCGATATGGATGGTTTGGTCGAGCGTCTGAAAAGTGGTGAATTGAAACGCAAAGACTTTAATCAGGAGCTGAAAAAGTTTGAGGAAAGCAACGTCCGGCACCATGAAGCCCTGAATCCGTTTGACAAGATGAAGTATAAGTCAATTCTGGAACGCGGAAACTTCAATAAGAATGACGTTGTTGCCAAGATTGAACGTCTGCTTAAGTGGACGGAGCCGCGGACACAAGGCGGAAAAGTGGTCGGGTGGTTTCCCAATTTGGAAATGAATAAAAAGTTTGACCATATCCGCGAGTTGATGGCTATGGATAAATATGAAGCAAGGGAAAAAATTGCCGAGAACGTCAAACTGATTAATGCCATGATTCGCGGTGAAGAGAGCGGGGACATGGACAGTCTGGTCTTTGACAACAAAATCCTATCAATCCCGGCCAAGAAAGCCGATGCGACATTGCTGCTTGATGTATACAATGCGATTTCGGACAGCTATAATACCGGACGGCTGACAACCGCCGTGACGGCCGAAGCCAAACGCAAGCGTAAAGCAAGGATGATTGGCGAGGCGGTGGACGTTTTAACCAACAGTGGAAGCATTGATTGGCGAAAGGAACGCGGCAAACTACGTCAGTTTGTCAATCAACTCGGTACCAGCCAGATGTCTTGGAACGGGTTGATGGATATTTTATCAATGAATGACAAAAGTTCTAAAACCGGGCAGAGCGCGCTCAGTCGGAATCTAGATGTGTTTGAGGCCGAGCAGACGGAAGCACTGGGCGTGGCCAATGACGGCGAAAAAGCCTCGCGCCTGATTGAGAAAGGCCTGAGCAGCGCGGATAATGCGGGTATTTCGCTGAGCCGTTACGTTAACGAGGAACTCCAAAAGAAGACAACGATTGAGTGGGGCAGTAATCGCCGGACATTTACCAAAGACCAGCTGCTGGACATTTGGATGAAGTCTCAGGACAGAGAAACACGCGAGATGATGAAAAATGACGAGATCTTGCAGTATAATGATGCTTTTCTGGTCGAGGTCAACGAAGTGTTGACGGCACAAGACCGGGCGGTGGCCAATGCCCTGTTTGAGTTCTATGATGATAATTACCGGAAAATTAACGCCTTCTACGAGGACAAATATGGTACTAGTCTCGGCAAACGGCCGTTTTATTCGCCGCGGTCGATGGAGCGGGGCGGAATCAAAGTTGATACCGGCGATATGACAGGCTATGCGGGATTTTCGGGTGTAAAACAACGAACGGCCAAGGCCGGCGCCGTCAAAATCAAAGGCGCTTTTGCCGTATTGCAGGATTATATCGTTAATTCCAATCACTGGATTGCGTGGTCGGACAAACTCATAGACATCAATAGCGTAATGGGGGACGTTAAGGTCAAAAATATTATTCGCAATTTGTTTGGTAAAAAGATGGAAAGCCGGATTGGTTATGAAGTTTCGCGCATGGCTAGTAATGATCGGTTTATGAATAAATTCGGCTATGGCGAATTATGGAATAAAATTCGTTCCAATTATGCAGTATCGGTTCTGGCTGCAAAACCGGCATTAATGATTAAGCAGCTGACATCTTTCCCGGCCTATTGGGAGCACATGAGCACGGCAGAGTTTGTTGAAGGCGTGGCGGATTTTGCGGCTCATCCGAAGGAAGCTATGGAAATACTGGGCAGCACAACCTTGATGAAGACCAGAGACGTCAATATTATCAAGGATTTTGCCGAACTTTCAAAACTGGAGTTGTTTAAGAAAAACACCGGCAAAGTGAAACTTCGCGAATTGATGATGGTCAACATTAAGCTCGGCGACCGCGGCGCCATTTATCTTGGCGGCTGGGCATTGTATAAAGCCGAGTTGAAAAAGAATCTGGCGGCCGGAATGAGCGAAGCCGAGGCCAGGAAAAAAGCGCTGGAAAGATTTGAGCGTGTTACTGACGAAACGCAGCAGTCCGGTCGGCTCAGCCAGCAGAGCTATTGGCAGAGCAACCCGTTTTTGCGGGCGTTTACTATGTTTCAGAGTTCACAAAATCAGTATTTGCGCAAAGAAATCAACGCCGTACGCGGATTGATGACCGGACGGATGGACAAAGGGCAGGCGCTCAAGACGCTGTTTATTTATCACGTGTTGCTGCCTTGTTTGTTTCAATGGGCATCAGACGGTTTCGACTGGGATAAAAAAGCGCAGCTGCGCGCAGGACTGCTGGGGTCGCTCAATGGTATCTTCATCTTGAATAGTGTTCTGGAAAATGGTTTGGATATTGCGCTGGGAACATCTGAAACATGGCAAGGAACAAGGCTTGCCGTGCGTGATGTTGTTCCTTTCTGGGGCAGCGGCGAAGATTTGGCAAAGTTCTTTATTAAGTTGGCCGAGGGCGATATTGATGTTGATGAATATATGGATGTTGTCAAGGCATTTGGCAAACCTGCCGGGGAGCTGACCGGCATTCCGGTTAAGTATCCGCTGGACGTTATCCAGAACTTTGGAAGTTATGCCGAGGAGGGAGAATATTTCAAAGAAGTGCTGTTGTGGCTCGGGTGGTCACCTTATGCGCTTAGGGAGAAAGACGAAGAATGATTTAAGTTTTAACGGGGCTTGGCTCCTTTTTTATTTTATGGAGGTATAAATGGCGATCAGCACATTACATATTAAAGAAATTTTTATGGGTGACGGCGCAAATACTCAATTTCAATTCTCTATGCAGGTGATTGGAAAGGGGCAAATTAATTGTCTACGGGTTTTGCCATCGGGAGAAGAAATTGAAATTCTGCCGACCGAATTTTCAATTAAATTAACCAATGACGGTAAAAACGGCGGCGAAATTACCTATCCGTTGAGTGGAAGTCCTCTTGCAGCTGACCAGAAACTGGTTGTGTACAGAAAAACGGACATAATTGAAGATTATGCCCCAGAAAACGGTAAAGCTTTTGATGCAGTAGCGATTGAAAAGGAAATTGACCGGCTTACAATGCAAAATCAGGAGCAGGAAGAACAATTAAACCGTGCTGTTAAATTGCCGATAGGCTCAACGGATGATCCGAATGAATTGTTGGATGAATATGTTGCACAGTGTGAGGCTGCCAAAAATACAGCCGAAGAAAAAGCCGCAATCGCAGAAGATAAAGCAGCAGCGGCAGAAGAATCGGCATCAGAAGCGGCGCAAAGTGCTGTTTCAGCAGCCAAAACCGTAGAGGGGTTTGATACTCACGTGGCCGAAAAACAGGGGCTATTTGATGCCAATGTTGCCTCCAAAACCGAGGTATTTAATAATAATGCCTCGGAGAAGCTGGCGGCTTATAACGGTAATCATGATGCCAAGCTGAAGATTTATAACGACAACCATGAAGCTAAATTGGCCGCGTATAATGCCAATGCCGCCAAAAAGCAGGATTCGGTTGATGCGTCCGCCGATGCCGCAGCTCAAAGTGCTGCTGAGGCTAAACAGTATCGCGATGAGGCTGAGGAAATCGTTAATCTTCCGGAGGCCTCCGAAACGGTAGCAGGTATTGCGGAAATTGCAACGGATGAAGAAATGCTGGCAGGAACGGACAATACCAAAATCGTAACGCCGCTGAAAGCAGCAGGAGCGAATCAGCGCATACTCGACATTATGGATAGCTTAGACGCGCAGAACGTCAAACTCACAGGTAACCAAACCGTTAAAGGCGTTAAGACATTTTGCCAATCTGGCGGCCGTCAGCAACAGCATTTATTGATTCAAAACGATGAGATGGAGCGTTCTATACCCGCAGAAAGTCAATATGTCGGTTTTGCTTTTTTGGATAAATTAAAAAACTGGCTGACCTGGTTTCGTCATCATATTGGACCAACCGGGCTTGTCCGTTGCGCTTGGAGCGTTTCCAACCTGGACGGTTCCAGCAATTCTGAGCTGTATCACGGCTTTGACACATCCGGGAACTGGGACAGCAATATTGTCGTTACAAACAACAACCGTTCTCAGAGCATCTCCGGCCGAAAGACTTTTTCTGGTTCGGGAATTGGCATCATCAAATCCGGGTCGGCTATTGATATTCAAAATACCGCCGTAGACCTTTCAAGCACAACAATTTCAGGTACAACTGAAATTCGCTTGTTTGACAAGAATAACAAAGTGCAGGCTATTTTTGAGCACCAGAATACGACTGACGGGAAGTCGGTTGCGATTATGGCGGCCAGAAACCATGCAAACAATGCTTGGAATACCATTGGCGTTGGGTATGACCAAAACGATAAACCTTTTTCACAAGCTAATACCCCAGCGAATACGAGTAATGACACTAATATAGCCACAACGTCCTGGGTTAGACAATTACATCAAGTTGTATCAATTTTACCAGCCAACCCTAATGCCAATACTTTTTATTATATACCGGAGGACTAAACTATGACTGTTTACAAAGGTTCACAAAAAAATAAAGATGTGTATTTGGGTAAAACAAAAATTGGTAAAATATATAAAGGTTCACAGCTTTTATACACGTCTTTAGCTTATCCTCTTGATACGGTAGTATTTGAAAAAACAACAGCAGGTACATACAATATTGCACTAGAAAAAGGTAAATATGAAGTTTATTGTATTGCTGGTGGTGGTGGTGGTTGGGGGTATAAATCATCTTCTGCTCAAGCTTCAGGAGGCGGCTCTGGTTCTGGGTTTATTGGACAAATAAGTATATCCAAAGGGAGTTATGAAATAATAGTTGGATCAGGTGGGTCTAGTGGTTCTAATTCTGGAGGTTCGGGGGGAAGTTCTGCACTAGGAAATATTGTTAAAACCTTCGGAGGTTCTGGTTCTGGTAATTATCCTGCTGGTGGTGCCGCTCCAAATGTAACTGCATCTATAATATCTACAACACTAAACAAGGCTGGTAATGGTGGAAGTCATAAATCTGGCTCATTAAGTAGCGCTTCTGCCGCCGGAGGAGCTTCGGTATATAATGGCTATGGTGCAGGCGGGTCTGGATCTGCGCCAACTGGTAGTCATCCAGGATCTTCAGGTTATGTTAAAATAGTTTATAAGGGGAATTAAAATGTTCAATTACAATGATATTATAGAATATGTGGACGCGACATGGGATGAAAATTTCAATAATGCTCGAAATTGGTGTAAAGAACACAGAGCTACATTTGATGAACTTATTGAAAAACGAAAAGAAGTCGAGGTTGAAAAAACTCGCACAGTTGAAGCTTATGAGAATGATGAATTAGTTGTTAAAGAAGAAAAATACACCGTAGTAGAGCTTCACAGATACTTTCGAATTAATAAGATTATTATTCCTGAGGCCACCCTTGAAGAACTAAAAATAGCTAAACGGGCTGAAATCAATGCCGCTCGTGACGCTGCCGAGCAAAGCGGATTTGAATATATGGGGAAAACGTTTGACAGCGATCCGATTTCCTGCCGGCGAATAAGCTGTGCGGCGCAGGCTATGGTGGTTATGCCGGCGGTTATCGGCGACGAGCAAGGCGAACCGACAATTACCTGGACATGTCAGGATAATACGACAATCGACCTAACTGCAGCAGAACTCCAAGGGTTGGTTGCTGCTTTGGCACAATGGTCAAATAGCTGCCATGAAAAGGCAACGGGGCTAAAGGCGCAGATTGAAAATGCGCAGACGGCCGCAGAGGTTGAAGAAATCAGCTGGAGCAATGAAGATGAGCTTTAATTTTGAGATGGTGATGCAAATTGTCATTCAGGCAGTTTCCATTACGGCGATAATCGTGACAGTAAAGTGTAATCAGCGATTCTTTGAGGAGAAATTAAATAATCTTGAGAAAAAACAGGATAAACACAATTCTTTGATTGAACGAATGGCAATAGTCGAACAATCTACCAAGTCAGCACATCATCGTATCAATGATAATAGTGATAAGATTGAGCATGACAGTCGGAGAATTGACAGTATTTTGGAGACGATTCATGAAAGCAGTACAGTTAAAAGATTTAGTAATTCAGCCAGCCTTAGAAAAGATTGAGCTTTATTCCCCTGAGGCGGTGGCGTTGGTCTTAGGAACGGCGTGCGTCGAAAGTCAGTGCGGAGAGTTTTTACGGCAATATCCCAATGGCCCGGCTCTGGGCATTTTTCAAATCGAAATGGCAACCTATGAAGATTTGATGAAAAATTACCTTGATTTTCGCCCGGAACTAAAAGCAAAAGTCATGGCTTTATATTGTGAGGGGCTGGACGCCGGACAAAATCTGACCTGTAATTTAATGTTTCAGGCGGCTGTTTGTCGAATTATTTATTATCGGGTTACCGAAAAAATTCCTAACGATTTAGCCGGAATGGCTGAGTATTGGAAAAAATATTATAATACCCGTAAGGGAAAGGGGACGCCGGAAAAATTTATTACGGCGTTTAGACAATATGTTAAAAATTAAAAGGAGCTAAAAAAATGGTAAATTTTATTTTTGCTTTATTTTACGGCGTAGTTATGGCTTTTTGGCGACGTTGGTTGGGCGGCGGTTTTGCCGAAAAACATAAATGGCTTGGTTGGCGGGGATTACAGGCAATAGCCGGTATCTGTTTAATGATACCGGTTTTTTTGTATCAGTTTGACAGTTGGCTAAACTGGATAATCGCCATAGTTTTGGCCGTATATCTGTATGCCCAGTTCTGGAGTCGCGGTCACGGTGCCTGTTTTGACATTGGGCGCGATAAAAAACCGTCAGTTTCGACGGTAGTGCGCTATAACGAGCGCTGGTACCACATTCCGTGCGATTATCTATTGCCGCAGCATAAATACGGTTTTGTTTATGATTTTCTGTATATGACTCTGCGTTATACCTGTCCGTTGCTGCCGTTGGCTTTGCTGGACTGTCGATTCCTTTTAATCGGTTTATGTGTCAGTCCGATTTATGCTTTTTGCCACAGCTTAAGCGAGCGGGAGAGTTGGTTATTCGTAAATATGCCGGAGTGGCTAAATAAGCCGGTAAAGTGGGCCGAGCTTGCCGCCGGTTTTGTTTTTGGTTTTGGAATATGGATGCTGCGATGA